ATCTATACGGAATCCGTCACTCCGACCGCCGCAACAGCAGGTGCAGTGCTTTGTATTAGAGGATTGCCATATACGCCAATCTTGACCGGGGCTGCGGGCGGAATAACAGTCGGTCAGGCGCGATTGTTTGCCTCAAATACGCCTCTATACGGCAACATTCAGGGCGCGTTCATCGGATTGCGCTACCGATCATCGGTAACAGGAAACGATATCAATCAGCCACTCAATAGCCTTTCCACATCAGCCGTTCAGAACTCGCTTGTGTTTTACGGCACTTATTACGCAGCCTAATGCCTCGCGTGGATCGCGGGGTGGACAACAGGAGCAGCCATGCTTGACAAGATCACCGTCGTAGACCGCATCGAAACCCTTGAAAACGGATGCGTACAGGTGCGCACCGCCACCCGCATCATGGACGATGGCAAGGTCGTGGCGTCATCGTTCCACCGCCACGTTGTCGCACCCGGACAGGACTACAGCGCGGAGGACCCTCGCGTGCAGGCGATCTGCGAGGCCGTGCATACGCCGGAGTGCATCGCGGCGTATCAGGCGAGCGTGACGCCTGCGCCCGTCGATCCCGTCGATCCCGAGCCGAGCGCGGATGTGTGACCCCTGCGCACATCGCGCGGTGCTGCGCGCCGTCAAGGCGCTCGCCAAGAGTCCTGCGGCGCGGTGCATCGACCCGGACGCGGCGATGCCGTGGCTTCCGTTCACGGCGGACGCGCAGGTGATCCGCACGAAGTCGCTTGACGAGCCGCTGCGGGACATCGAGGCGCGGGAACTGCGCCGCTACGTCACGGAGCTCGAGCGCATCGTCGGCAGGACGCTTGAGCCCGTGCGCGAGATCGTCGCCGGTTGGCGGGGCACGCCGGAGGCGCTGGTCGAGCGCGTACGCGAGGAGGTCACTCGCCTGCGCGGCGACATGGCGAAGGAGATCGCCGCAGTCGCCCGCCCCTACGCGGCGGTCATGGCGGACGCAGGAGCCCGTGCAGGGCTCGCCGCGCTGCCGCAGTCGATCCCCGCAGTAGCGGATATGGTCGAGTTCGGGCAGGCGAATCCGCTCGCCGTCCGTGCAGCCGAGAGCACCGCGATCCGCATGGCGAACACCGTCGCGCAGACGACCGCGCGCAACGTCGCCGAGCACGTCGCCGAGGGCATCCGCACGGGCGAGACGATCGATGAGATGGCGGAGTGGATCGCCGACGAGGGCTTCAGCGAGAGCCGCGCGACCATGATCGCCCGGACCGAGAGCGCCTACGCCTACACCGAAGGGCGCATCGAGGCGTGGAAAGAGACGGGCGTCGTGCAGGGAAAGCAGTGGCTCCTGTCGCCCGACGCTTGCGAGTTCTGCGAGGCGGCCGCGCGCGACTTCGCCGAGAAGTCGGTCGGGCTCGACGACGCCTTCTACGCCAAGGACAGCGTTCTTACGGGCACGGACGGGGGACAAATGACGCTCTCCTACAGTGCCGTGCAGGGACCGCCGCTGCACCCCAACTGCCGGTGCGACACCATCGCCACCCTAGACCCGAGGCTCTTCGAGGAATGAACAGCAAGCACCTGACCGCATCGATCCGCAAGGCCGCCGGCAAGGCGAGCACCTTCGTCGCCACGATCACCACCGACAGCGTGGACCGCGACGGGGAGGTCGTGGTGCCGGCGGGCATGAACAGCAAGGACTACGAGCGCAACCCAGTGCTCCTCTACGAGCACGACGTGCTAAAGCCGATCGGCAAGATGCTGAAGATGCGGCGCGGCGACCGCTCGATCGAGGCGGAGTTCGCGCTCGCCCCGCGCCCCGAAGGTCACGCCGGCGACTGGCTCCCCGATGCGGTCGGCGCCCTCATGGACTTCGGCGCCCTCAACACGATGAGCATCGGCTTCCTCGGGCTCGAGGCGCGCCCCGCGTCCAAGGCGGACAGCGAGAAGTACGGGCAGGGCGTGCGCCGCGTGTACGGCAAGTGGAAGCTGCTCGAGGTATCGGTGGTCAGCATCCCGGCAAACCAAGACGCCATCATTACCGCCGTCCGCAAGGGGCTATGCTCGCCCGCCGTCGCCAAGCGATTTGGCGTGACGGTGCCCGACGCGCCTGCGCCGATCCGCCGCTCGTACCGCGTCTCGGTTGCTGTGCCCGCGCTCGGTGACCTTGACCGCGTGCAGATTGTCCGCGACGAGATGGCGCGCGCACGCGGACGGCTCTACGCCGACTGACGCACAGACTCTCTCCTTTGGCACGGGCCGCCCGTTGTGGGGCGGCCTGTGCTGTTTCGTGCCCGCCTAGTGTTGTGGCATCGGTTGGTCGAGTCGGTGGGCGCAAGCCCGGACGAATGACCTGCGCCGGCAACGTCAACTCACTCAAGCAACCAACCCCATTACGGGAGCACTATCCATGCGCAACATCACCGTCGAGGATCTGCAGAAGTCTCTGCAGTCTCTCGCGAATCAGAAGGGCGCTCACGGATTCGAGAAGGCCAAGGCTCTGTTCTTGGATGGCGTCGTCATCGTTGACGAGGCCGGCAACCCGCTCGATCCCAGCGCGATCAACTACGAAGTCACAATCAGCCCGGCCGTCGAGGTCGAGGAGGACGCCATGTCAGAAGAGAAGCCCGAGGAGACTGCCAAGTCCGTCGCCTCCGAGGTCCGTGCAGCCATCCGCGACGAGATCGCGAAGTCTGCTCCCAAGTCCGCAAAGAGCATCAAGGTCGAGAGCCCCAAGGTTCACGGCCGCCTACGCGCGTTCAAGTCCGTGGACGAGGCCTACCGCTTCGGCCGCTGGGCGATGGCGTGCATGGGCTCGAAGAAGTCCGCGCAGTGGTGCTCCGACCACGATGTCCTTGTCACCAAGGGCCACATCGAGGGTTCCAACACCGCCGGCGGATTCCTCGTTCCCGACGAGTTCGAGAACAGCCTCATCACCCTCCGCGACCAGTACGGCGTGTTCCGCGCCAACGCGCGCATCGTGCCCATGTCCTCGGACGTGAAGCGCATGCCGCGCCGCACGGGCACCGTGACGGCCTACTTCGTGGGCGAGGCGGCCGCAGGCACGCAGTCGCAGCAGGCCTTCGACAGCGTGAACCTCGTCGCCAAGAAGCTCATGGTCCTCACCAAGATCAGCTCCGAGCTGAACGAGGACAACGTGGTCGCCCTCGGCGATGACCTCGCCAACGAGATCGCGTACGGCTTCGCCAAGAAGGAGGACGAGTGCGGCTTCGACGGCGACGGCACCTCGACCTTCGGAGGAATCCTCGGTCTTCGCAACGCGATCGGCGCAGGCGGCACGCAGGACACCTCTCCTGCCGTGACCACCCTCGCGACGCTGACGCTGGCGGACCTCCGCCGCGTGGTCGGCAAGCTCGCGACGTGGGCGGACGGTCCCAACACCAAGTGGTTCATGAAGCGCAGCGTGTGGAACAACGCCTTCCTTCGTCTCTCCGAGGCGGCCGGCGGCGTGACGGCCAACGAGATCCGCACCGAGGACGGTGGGCTCCAGTTCATGGGCTACCCGGTCGTGCTCACCGAGGCCTACACGGTTTCGGAGGCTGACAACGGGACGTATGCGTTCTTCGGCGACCTCTCGCTCGCTGCGTACCTCGGCGACCGCCGCTCGACCACGGTCGAGTTCAGCAACGCCGCTCTCAATGCCTTCGAGCAGGACGAGCTAGTGGTGCGCGGGACCGAGCGGTTCGACATCAACGTCGCGAACGTCGGAGATGCCTCCGTCGCGGGCGCGATGATCAAGGCCACCTTCTGATCCTGAAAGGACACAGATACCCATGAAGTACAACCAAGACGTCAAGACGATCTCGTCCAACCCCGCCACCGTCACCAACGGCGGTACGGGCACGTTCATCGTCGATACCCGTGGCTTCGGCGCGGCGCAGTTCGTGGTGTCACCCGGCATCGCGAACGCAGCGACGAACATCCCCACCGTGCTCAAGATCTCGCAGGGAGACACGACCTCCTCGTTCTCGGATGTCACCGGCTACGTCGGCGGCACCAACGCGGCGGGCGGCTTCACGATCCCGACCAACGTCGCTACGGCGGCGGCGGACGTGCAGCCCTACGTGCTCAACGTGGACCTCGAGGGCAAGCAGCGCTACCTGCGCCTGCAGATCAGCCCGGTCACGACGATCACGTACGCTTTCACCTGCAACCTGAGCCGCCCGGCCCAGTCGCCCAACGTGACGAGCGAGGCAGTCGCCAAGCTCGGCACGGACGGCGCCAACCTCGCAGGCTCGACCTCGGTCGGCCTCGTGGTGAACCCGGACGGTCCGCTCAGCTGACCCATCCGATCCGCTTCGGCGGATCACCGTGCGCACGACGCACACCGACGCAGGGGCGGCCTTCGGGTCGCCCCTGTGTCATTTGGTGCGCTATCTTCCGCGCATGCTCAAGCTCGACCTCGGTGCAGGAAGCACCCGCATCCCCGGCTACACGCCCATCGACGCGGCGCTCGGACATGACGTCCGCTCGCTGCCCTTCGCATCCAACACGGCGGACGAGATCCGCGCGAGCCATGTGCTCGAGCACATCCCCTTCTGCGAGGCGCCGCAGGTGCTCCGCCACTGGGTGGACGTGCTCAAGCCCGGCGGCTGGCTGCGCATCGCGGTGCCCGACTTTCACAAGATCGTCGAGCACTACATGGAGGGTCGCGGCGGCGAGATGAACCTCGAGGGGATGCTCATGGGCGGGCACTCCGACCACAACGACGCGCACCACGCGATCTACCAGACGCAGAAGCTGCAGGGGCTCATGGAGCAATGCGGCCTTGAAGCCGTCTGCCACTGGGAGGGCGACGCGGACGACTGCTCGCGGCACCCGATCAGCCTCAACCTCAAGGGGCGCAAGCCGCACGCGCAGGTGCCCTCGAAGCTGCCGACCTACGACGACATGCACCTCGTGCAGACGTGCCCGCGCCTCGGGTTCACCGACCACATGTACTGCGCGGCGGTCGCCACGAAGGCGCTGGGCATCAACCTCACGCGGCACACGGGCGTGTTCTGGACGCAGGGCATCGACCGCGTGATGA